GTGGAGTGTTAATGCACCCACAGCCCTCTTAGGTGATAGACAGCGGGAAAGGATGGAACCGTTTTTTATTTCTATCCAAACATATCAAATTCTTAGGGATAATGTCTATCACGGAAAAGAATTTGCTAACATCGGTACAAGGTATTGATGAAGCACGTTATGCCCACGAAACGGCTCAAACTACTGTAACTATCTCTTCAATCAACGTCGAAGAACTATTGGAAATCTCTTCAACACTAAGAGGCGACGAAGCAATTATCGAGGTGTCCAACCTTGTCGAATTTAATCATGATGAACCGGATCTTGAATACGCTTTGAGGTGTGTTTGCCGGTTCTATGCGAAAGTGTCGTATCTCGTTGACAGAATGAAGCAGATATTAACCGAAGAAAAATAACCCACCATGGATGATTATGAAATTATAGAACAGTACGCTGATTACCGTATTGTTCAAAAGAAGTATAATGGGATACCATGTACTTTTCGTCATGATTATTTTGATAATTCTGTCAGAATAAAATTTGACGACAATTTTGCAAGGTGTAATGGATATAGGAATATCAAAGATATGTTCACTAAAAATCCCGACATGAAGCAATCAATTCTAGCTGCTAATTTGGGGATAATTCCCGATTGGATTCTCATAACACCCGATATGGGATTTGTAATATTGGATAAAACTAAATTGAATTAACAATGGGAAATAATATTCAGATATTTAAAAACGAACAGTTCGGTGAAATCCGTACAGTAGCAAACGAAAATAACGAGCCTTTATTTGTTGCAAATGATGTTGCAACAATGCTCGGATATGCAAATCCAAGAGATGCAATTGCTAACCATGTTGATGAAGAAGATAAAGCTACCGTCGCCATTCACGACGGCAGCCAAAACAGGAATATGGTTGTAATTACAGAATCTGGTTTTTATTCACTTGTTCTGTCTTCAAAAATAGAAAAAGCAAAAAAAGTCAAAAAATGGGTAACAAGTGAAGTGCTTCCATCTATTCGTAAAAATGGAGGTTATATAGTATCTTCTGAAGACGATACACCTGAAATTATTATTGCTCGTGCCATTTTAGTAGCACAAGAAACTATTAAGAAGAAAGACGAAAAGTTAAAACAACTCGAAGCTGAAAAAATTAAAATAATAGAAGAAACAAAACCGTGTGTAGTATTCACGGAAAGTGTAAAAGTAAGTAATACAAACATACTTGTACGTGATCTTGCAAAAATTATCACACAAAACGGGATTCCGATCGGGGCCCAACGATTATATGATTGGTTTGTTGAAAAGAAATATCTGATAAGACATAAACGCTGGAGTAAATCCAAAAACAAGTATGCTACTTACTATACCCCCACACAGGCATCATCTGAAAGAGACCTATTTTGGGTATCTGAAAGGCCTATATCTAATCCGGGAGAAACACCTTTTACAGTGTTTACTACTTATGTGACAGGGAAGGGGCAAATCTATTTTGTAAACAAATTTCTAAAACAAAAAGAATTGGTATAACTAACAGAGGGGGTGTAATGCCCCTCTCTAAAATTAATAAGTTCAAACAACCATGATACCCTACAAAACTAGTAAAGACTATAAGCGGTTCAAGGAGCTGCTTGATAAAGGAGAAAAAATAACTGTATTTTTCTTGCATAAATCAGGGTATGGAACTGAGCATAAAATACGCAAAACAGCAGAAAAGAAATATAAAGAAATGACACACTGTGACGGATATTTTATAGGCCCAATGACCATATACCCTTTCAGTCAAAAACCTTTTGAATACTACTGTGAAAAATACAATATTGAATTTATAGAGCCAAATTTATGAAAGACCAATCTTTATTTCATAGACATGAAAATTTATATAATTCTAATCCACGAGATCCCTTTTGTTCATGATATTATGGACAAAGTGGACCTTACAGAAAGAGGGAGTAAAGTGTATGTCAAATTCAGGACGATTAAAATGGAATCACATGATGAAAGTGAAGATAATTTCAAGAAAATAGTAGAACATATATGTTTTAAGCAGCATAAAGAACTTCAAAATACGGATGGGATAGGCAAACCTGTATTTGTATATGCTGTCTCAAACAAATCTCATCGTATTGTTTATTTCAGGAAAGGCATAAATCAAGTTTCAGACGGTAAAAATATATATATGTTTGATAATTTGATTTCTCGTTTTTTATCTGTTCAAACAGATAGCATGCGGAAAGTTATCAATGTAGGAGACGAAATAGACGGTAAGTTTCATCCGATAAAATGCTATAAATATACAAACATTCAATAAGGTAGTAAAAGCAATGATGAATACAGAAAGAAGTTTATATGAAATAGAGGTCGCATTGGCCAAATCCGATAGCTTTAATTTTATCCGAAATATCGTCGCTTTCAATGTAAATGGATGGGGAAGTAAATTTCATATCGGGCATGAGTGTGATATGCTAGTCTTATCAAAATCAGGATACTTAACGGAAATAGAGATAAAGCGTAGTTTCTCAGATTTTATTGCCGACTTCAAGAAAAAGCATCACCATGAATCGGCCGGAATTATAAAATACTTCTACTACTGCGTTCCTGAAAAGATATATGACAAAGTATGTAGTGAACTATCAAAGAGAGATGTATTATATTCCGGCATAATCACATTCAATGAAGATTTAATAATCAGACATCATGGATATGATAAAAACGTACATATCCGTGAAATGCGGCCGTACCGAAAACTATCCCTAGAAGAGCAATTGCAAGTTGCAAGATTCGGAGCAATGAGATCTGTGATTTTGAAGGAAAAACTTATCAAAGAAAAGGAGGAAAAGAAATGAGTATAATCAAAATAGATTCACTTGAAATATTCAAGCAAAACAGGTACTATCCTACTGATATAGGATTAGTATCCGACAATGCTTACCTAAGTATTGTAGTTACAAATAAATGCCAGTGTAATTGTGCCTATTGTATAAATTCAGAGACAGACAGATCCCTTGATTTGCCTTGTGGTAAAGCCTTAGGTAATATCAGATACCTGGTTGAAAAGGAACATTTTGGTGGTGATAATGTAGGGAGCAAATAGAATAATATTTTAACAGAGAGGTGAAAGCCTCTCCGTTATTTTCTATCAAAAATTAGGAAAATCATGAAACCAACCCAAATAATACAGCAAGCCACCGAAAGCCTTTCGGAAGAAATACGGATGAACTACGTTTACGGGAATATGTTCCTGGCAGACGTTATCGACAACTACATCTGTGAGTTAAAAAAGGCAATTACAGAAGTTGGACTATACAAGCTTGAAAACAAAAAGCTGATCCGGAACATGGAAATAAATATTACCCTTTACCGTGATAAAATTCGCCGGCTAATGGGAGAATATGCATATCGGTACACACCTTACATGCTAGACCGTTTCAACGACGAATTCGAAAGGCATATTAAAACACTGTTCTACTCAGTAAAAAGAGAATTGGATAAAACTGTACCGGCACTATCGGTACCGCTTTCTCATCTTACGATGATTTATATGATCTCATCACTCGAAATCAGCCGCACCACACAATATGCCGAAGAAGTTCAGAAGGCATCCGGGGTAAAAATGGACCCTGTATATGACCAGTGTATTGTTGCAATAAGAAATATTTCTAACCAACTCCTTTGCAAGTTATCCGATTTCTCATGCGACAATGTAAATCATAAGGAAATTTCTATGGCATTTGAAATCCTTTCCAAGGAATTAAGAGAGTGTAAAATTGAAATTTGCCAGAAAGCAAGTTAATAGCGAGGTTAGTCCTCGCTATTCATCACAATCAAAAAGTATATTGAAAAAATCTTTTCGTGTCAATCCTAAATTTCTAAGGGCATTTTTAATAATAAACTCTGGTACAGGACATTCGTGTGTTTGTACAATAATAGGGCGTAATAAATCTTTTCTTGCCCACACTTCATGTCCTCCTTCAGTTCTTATTTTACAACATCCAACTTTTCGTAAAAAATCCCGATAATCATCCAGGGAAACATTAGACAACTTATGAGTAGACATGCTCACTATTTTAAACGGCAGGAATAGCTATATCCTCCCTGAGCGTTTTATAACTCTTATTATTTCTGATATCATTATAGGTATCATTCATTTTTATAAGCTGTTCTTCAGTTGGTGCTTTTATCCTATTCCGGCTTTTTACAGTCCATCCATGAGCTCGTAAATCCTGAAATAATGTTTTCTTATTCATGCAGTATGTGATATAAGAACGCATATTATTACCAAATTCCTTCTTTGCATCTTCTTCCGTTTTACCAAATGCAGATATATCTAAAGCTGGAGAATATGCAATATATACGTCATCTTCCTTGAAAAGTAAAACTTCAAGATTTACGTTTATATCTGCTTGACGATGATGCATTTCGCCGTGAAAAATAAGTGACATATATTTGAATATATACTTAAATGGAGATGCAAGTAAGAAATTAAATTTCATTATTGAAAATTTTTAGAATGAGAATTTATACAATTTACGAAATTTATACTGATTCTACGAATTATACAGATTAAAAGTTTATAAAAAGAGGGGATACACTCCCCTCTCACACCTTCCGATATGTTCACGACGTATATTTTCAGCTTTTACAAGCATCTTAATTCATGTAAGGCCATTTCACATAGAAATGTTATGCAAGCTGTGTCGGCAATATCAAGCAATATTTCAAATTTATCGGACATAGTATTTTATTTCATAGTTGCGAATAAATCCCTTGCATAATAAATAAACTACAACTGGGAACATCATTTCAGCAATATCTCCGTTTATATAACAAACTTCCTCCCCTTGTAGATTAAATCCGCTACTTACTGCGATATGAACTGACAGGTGGTGTAATTCATGTGTGATTAGGTTAAAATATTTTGCTGGACTAATAGAAATAGCAAATATGATCACCGATTCCCGGTAAAAATAGTTGCTAAATGTAAGTCCATTGTTTACATTATCGCTTGTTATATTTATATATGCTTTTTTTAAATCTTCTTCATTACAATTTATCTGGTACAAGGCATCTATTATTTCTTCAACATGATACCTTGTGACCGGATAAAAGGCGGTTATGTTCCATTTCTGGCCCTTAACATAGATATGGAACCGTTGTTTTATCATATCATATCATATCCTCCCATGGGATGGGAATACCTTTATCTTCCTGCTTTGTCATCCAGCACCTAAATATGCTTTCTGGCACTGCATCTTCATCATCTATTTCATCCTTGACGGCTTTACATAGATGCAATTCATCCTCAATACTCGATTTCCAACGATCAGAATAAATCATATTTATGACGTACACGAAATTGTACCCTATGTTCCTTTCAAGTTTAATTCCGTGTTTCGATAATAATTCTTCGGCCTTTTCTTTCGAATACGGCTCAATACTTTCTAATTTCCCTGTAGCGGTGTTTTTTCGCATCATTTGCTTTACTGCATATTCACACGCCCTTTTTGAAAAGGAATATCCGTAATTCCGGAGATATGCCTGCATTTCACGGGGTATATAGTTATAACTGCTTAAGGCTGGTGTACACATATTTTTGTATAATATAGAGGGGCAAAATGCCCCTCTTAGTTAATAATTACATAAACCGGGGATCAAATCCCTGTCCGCCAAAATTATTCCGGAACCATTGTCCGACATTTTCGCCATAACCACCTTGGCCCATATTTTGGCCCATGCCTTGTCCATAATTTGGGCCATATCCTTGATTGCCGTTTCTTTGTCCCATTCCCTGTCCCATTTTATTGAGCAGTTTATGTCCTTTTTTCAGGAAGTCCTGCAATTCTTCTGAGAATTCTCTTATTTCTTCATTCATGATACAATAATTTTAAAGTTAATTAATTCAGGAGTTCTTTCAATTCACCGAGATCTTCCGACGTAAATTTGATACTCCCTAAGCTACCTACAAACATATCTAACAGAAAATTATTAGGCATATCTATGATTGCCTGCCCTTTCCCTGCCTTAACTTTAACCATGCCAAATTGATAATCCCGGATGTCCATTTCTTCAAATAAAGACACCAGATTATCAATCATAACATCGCTGTCGATCGTCCCGTCTTCACTGGCAATAAACAAAAAGCTGGTATCAAGCCATTTATTAATAAGTGCATCCTTCCGAGCCAGTAAATTACTTAGCCCATTTTTAAAAAAAGTGCGTGTGTGTGCTTTATCCGGGAAAAGAGAATCTATTTTACCATTTCCCCACGACTGTATCGCAGTTTTAATTTCACCTTTAAATTGGTTTAAATCCTCTTTTTTCATTTTTTGCCTCCTTTCGAACGTTTCATTTTTTGATACTCAGCGTAAGGGATGTCGGAATACTTTTCTTTATATTCCTGGAAATCATTAATCTCTTTGTCAACCTCAGTAGCAGCAGATTTTCTCAGCCTTTTTACTAGCGTCAGATGGTTTTCGAGCGCATCTTTGCCTTCCTTTGAGCCTTCTACTACTGGACGCATCATTTGCATGTATTTAGTCTGAAGAATAGACATTATCATATTCTGACTTTCAATAAATTCTTCATTGTTTGTTACAATTTCAAATTCCTTGTCCGTCATCCCTGACACAATACTCTCAATTTCGTCCCATATTGGCGTCTGGTTCTGTTGTGGTTGCTGGATCATCTGGTTTTTAGCTTTTTGCATCGCTTGTTTCTTTTGCTCCAAAGCAGCTTGCATCCGCTCTATCTCCTGATATCGCTCTTCTATGTTATAGGAAGATTGGCTTAAAAGAGGATCGCTGTTTCCGTTAAAGAAAAAGTTATTTCCTGGCATGGTTATTTGTTTTTTTGTTTTCTACGTTTATAAGTTCTCTTTTTGGTAAGAGTTTTAGGCTGCTGGAGTTGATCCTCCACTGGTCTGGTTGCGAAAGCAGCAATAACTTCCGATACCTGTAATGGTAGGTTCAGTAGGTACTACTACAACCCCTTCAACCATTTTGCATGTCTTTCGATCTACATAATTGATTCCTGCTGTGAATGCTTTTTCAATTTCACACTGAATCAATTTATCCTGATAAGGGCGTACTGCATTGCTGATTGCAACTTGGGCTTTCAGGTCACATAATTCTTTGCGGGTTTCATCATCTTTATCCCGGGTGTATTTGTACAAGCTGAACAATTCAGAATTCAGACGATTGTTTACAGCATCGATGTTGTCCCGGTTATTCTTATACAAACCAAAATCGGCATCTACCATGGTCTTGTATAGACTGAATTTTTCAGCAATATCCGTTTCACGAGAATCGGCGATAGATTGCATTGAACCAACTTTAAGCCCCCACATCGCGTTGGTTAATTCCAATGCATCCTCACATCCTTTTTCCCATGCCTGGAAAGAAGTAGGAGCCACACAACCACTTCCGGTTCCTGTGCCATAAGCATTAATGTTAACATTTGCAGGAGTACCACCACCTCCGGAAAAACTGGTTCCACCGCCTAGTATTGAACCAATCCCATTACTACGTCCCCAAAGAGCAGCAGCACCGAGGACAGTACCGATAATACCCAATGTAAGGCCTGCATTCGCCCGCTCTCTCGTAGAGCGACGATTTTCACCGCCTTCCTCATACACTTTCTTTTTCGATAATTTCCATATAGTTAAAGAATTTTTATTACTCCGGCACCATTGCCGGATATCCCAAAATTCGACATAAACAACTGTTTTGTAAAAAGTTACATTCCTATGTAATAGAAGTTTAAGGACTTTAAACAGAATAAATTTCCAATAAAAAAGAAAGTTTGATATGAATCAGTCCGCACAATAATAAATCTTTGCCCACGGACTAAACAAAAAAAAACTCCTTCCGGAGAATCAGAAGGAGTGTATTGAGTAGTTGCGCTTATTCTTTTTCCATTTCTATTTCAACATAATTTCTATCATATTTGCAAGCATTCCCTGTGCCCAAATCTATAGCCCAAGCAATTATATTTAAAAGATTAATACAAGAAACACCGTTAAATCTTGTGTTTAGAAAGAACGGTTCATTTTTATATCCTTCTTTTTTAGCCATC